ATCAACACAAATTGTTTCATCTTATGTCAATGCAACAGTGGTCAAAATTGCTGGTGCTCAAATTATGAGCCAGGAACTTCTTGATCGTTCTGACCCATCGTTCTACGCCGCAATGTATGAGAACTGCATGCGCGCATACGCCAAAGCATCTGATGCTTATGTCATTGCTGAAATTGTTTCTGGTGGTACACAGGCAACAAATCAAGCAGCAACAATCGCTGGCATCCAGGCTTATGTTGCACAAGCAGCACCAGCCGTTTATGCAGCAGCAGGTGAAACAGCAACAGCATTTATCGCTGGCACATCTGTCTGGTCATTGCTTATTGGCAGCCTAGATACAACAGGTCGCTCACTATTCAATGCAGCCTCCCCGATGAACTCATCTGGACAATCATCACCACGCGGATTGCGCGGAGATGTCATGGGGCTTGACCTTTGGGTTGATGCCAACATGGTTGCAACAACTATTGATGACTGCGCGTTCATTGTTACACCAAGCGCAATCGCAGTGTACGAAAGCCCAATGCTTTCACTCACAACAAACATCACAGCAACAGGTGAAATTGCCGTTGAACTGTATGCCTACTTTGCAGCTAAGACTTTGGTTGCTGGTGGATTGCAACGTTTCGATAAGACCTGATAAAACCGCAACACACTAGAACGCTGGCATCGGGGTTCAGGAGGCCCTGGCCCTGATGTCAGCCTTTAGAAAGGAATGGATATGGCTGCGACATTTGTGACCGTTGCTGAATTACGCGCAAACCTTGGAATTGGTAGTTTATACAGTGATCCAATTGTTGAGGAAGTCTGCATGAGTGCTGAGGATTTAATCCAAAGCCAACTTTGGTACAACCGCGCACCCGTAGTGGCAACAGGATTACAAAACAATGTCGCAACAATCGTCATTGCCAATCCAGGACTCTTTGTGACGGGTCAGAGCGTTGTGATTTCTGCGTCAGGTTCCACTTATAACGGCACACGCACCATTACTGGCATGGGGCCTTACATTGTTGCCAATGGCGGTCAATGGATGACCTGGCCATACAACTATCCCAAAGGCTATTCATTTTTGCAGTTTGCGATTACAGCTTCCAATGACCCACAACATTTGGTGCAACCTTATGGCCGCATGACTGGGCCTGATGACAAAACAGATTCCTATGCCACAACACCAGCCATCCGTGAAGCTGCGATGATGTTGGCCGTTGATATTTGGCAAGCACGACAGGTTTCACAAACTGGTGGGGTATCCGTTGATGGATACAGTCCAAATCCTTATCGCATGGGGTACAGCTTGATGGGAAAGATTTCGGGCCTTCTTGCTCCGTACCGTTCACCATCGGCAATGGTCGGCTAATGCCAACGCCAGCACTCACCACATTACGCTCCACCATCGCGGCGGTTCTTGATAACCCTGGGGTGTGGCAGACTTTTAATTTTCCACCACCAACGATTCTTGCAAATTCAGTGGTTTTGGTTCCGCAAGACCCATATTTGAACCCATCTAATAATTCGCAGAACAGCATCGGGCCACTGGCCAACTTCAAAATTCTGATAACTATTCCAGCCCTAGACAATCAAGGATCATTGCAAAGCATTGAATCCACCATCGTTGCAGTCTGGAACAAGATGTGCAATTCATCATTGGTGTTCAACATCGGCACTGTCTCAGGGCCATCAATTCTGAGTGCAGCATCGGGCGACCTTTTGACCTCAGATATCAATATCTCAATTCTAACGACATGGAGCTAACAATGACCTACCCAACAGAAAATGATTTGGCAGTCCTGAAAAAACTGGGTTTGCCAATGCCCACCGCAACACCAAAAACCCAGAAAGATGAGGAATAAGAATGGCAATTTATTTAGACAATCTCGTGGGGCTGAAAATTGCCACCGTAGATTTGAGTGCGTATGTCACGGCAATTACATTGACGCAAACAGTGGATCAAGTTGAGACCACAAAAATGGGTTCAACTTCACACGAATACAGTGCTGGCCTAGAATCCAGCACTTTGACAGTGGACTTCTTAAACGACTGGGCTGCTTCAAAAGTACAGGCAACTTTGCAAGCTGCATACGGCACATCCGTTACAGCTCTCATTGTTCCTGTTCGTTCTGCAACAGCAACCCCAATCAGCGCAACCAATCCTCTTTACACAGTTTCAATTCTTGTCAATAATTTGACACCTGTTGGAACTGGTGGCCCTGCCGATTATGCAACATCGAGCATGACCTTTACTTGCACATCCACCGTTGCTTATGCAACAAGCGGCACATTTAACTAGGAGATAACAATGGCAAGACTGAAAATCACCAGGGCCTCAGGGGAAACAATCGTGCAGATCACCCCTGTGGTTGAAGCAGCTTTTGAATCAAATTTTGGGTGTGGAATCCAAAAAAGGTTTCGCGAGGAAGAAAGAACTAGCGACCTCTATTGGTTAGCTCATAACGCTTTGATGCGCAAGGAAGTAATTCCTCCGTATGGCGAGGATTTTCTCATGACACTCATCAATGTAGATGTGTTAGAGGATGAACTCCCAAACGGATAGAGCGAGATTCTTTCACATACCTAGTGGCCTCACTAGCTGTGGAGTTAAAAGTCTCGCCTAATGATTTGCTCGCTTTGGATTCCAGGATGTTCCAAGCGTTATTGTTAGTGTTTCAAGATAGAGCAAGGGAGGTCAAGCGTGCCAATGTTTCTCGAAGGGTTCGATAGAACGCTTTTCCTTTTGGATGCTTTTGAAATTGAACTCAGTATTGAAATGAATCGCAACATTGAACAAGCGATGAAACCGATTCAAATGAAGGCACGAGGGTTCATGCCCGGTGTGGTTCCCGATGCAATCAAGAATTGGTCACGGCCTCCAACGGGTGCATTGCCTGGTCATCGTGGAGCCAATGTCTATCGGTCTTTCCCTATTTTTGACAGTGCCGAAATGAAGTCAGGAATCCAATACCGACCAGGATTGCAGAAACAAACAAGCCGAGGATTCACTCGCGCCTATGCCGTAACCAATGAATCGGCGGCTGGTGCAATCTTTGAAACCGCAGGGCGCAAGCACCCTGGGGGAATACCTAGCAAATCTCGTTCAGGTGTGCGCGGTGAGGATGGCAAGTTTTATCCCAATCCTGGAGCAGGTGAACGATTTATCAATGCCTTGCCACCCATCAGCAGAGCTGGGAGGCCAGTGGGTTCCAAAGGTCGTTCAAAGAAAAATGCTAATGGTCGTGCCATATTTAGAGCATGGAATGAAGATCAAGGCAGAGTTCTGGGTGCAGTAATGAAAGCGATTGAAAAGGCCACAATCGGCTACAACTCCAAGCACACCATCCTAAGGATTCCTGCATGAGCATCCTGGGCAATTCCAAACTTCTCGTCTCGGCGGTTTCAACCTGGAATAACACAGGCATCAAACAAGCTGAAAAAAGCATCAATAGGTTTGAAAAGAATTTGGTTAGATTGGCAAAGACACTTGGTGTTACATTCTCGGTGGCTGCCGTTGTTGCCTTTGGTAAAGCATCAGTCAAAGCGTTTTTAGCCGATGACAAAGCCGCGAAAGCTTTAGGCCAGACTCTCAAAAACACTGGCAATGAATTATCAGGCAAAGGTGCGAACTCATTTATAGATAAGTTACAACGCGCCACAGGTGTATCTGACAGCCAACTTAGACCAGCCCTGACAAATTTGCTTAACTCCACGCGAAATTATCGGACATCTCAACAGGAACTTAACCTTGCTTTAGACATAGCGGCTGGCACTTCGCGTGATGTTGTTTCCGTTTCAGCAGCTTTGGCCAAAGCCTATGCAGGAAACACAACGGCCCTTTCCAAATTAGGTACTGGTATATCAAAGACCCTTTTGGCATCAGGGGATATGGTTGCAATCAATAAAGAATTGGCCAAACTATTTGCAGGGCAATCCTCTATTGCTGCCAACACTTACGCTGGCAAACTTGATCGCATCAAGGTCGCTGCAAGTGAAGCCCAGGAAACTATTGGCAAAGGTTTGATTGACGGGTTAGTTGCCCTAGGTAAAGACAACAACATCAATGTCATAACAGATGAAATGGATAGTTTTGCCAAATCCACCGCCGATGCTTTAACTGGTCTTGGGCTTTTGATTGGCAAACTGGGAACGGTTAAAGGAAAGTCCTTGCCGAAAACTGTTTTAGATTTTGCATTGCGCAATATTGGTGGCATTTATGTTGAGGAATTACAACAATTTGCAAGAACTACCGCCGCAGCAGGTAAATCCATAACGGGGATGCCATCAGGTGCGCGTTCAATTTCTGCACAGGAAGCGCGTACCAAAGCCGCGCAAGAAAAAGCCGCCGCCGCCGCGCTTGCCCTTGAAAAAAGATTGGCTGCTGCCAAACTTGCTAACGAGAAAAAACTCGCAGCACTCAAAACTGCATTGAACAAGGGTGCTGCCGTCTTTGACATTGACAAGATTCAGGTCATTGCGGCCTTGGCTCGAACAGACGATGAGGAACAAAAACGCAGACTTTTGTTGATGCAAGCTTTGCAAGGTGACAATGCTGATCTGATTATGCAAAGACTTAAAGAATTAGCCATGTTCAGCTCCAATGAGGATTTGCGCAAATTGGCAGGATTGAAGGCGCTCACGGCTGAGGAATTAAAGGCGTTGGAACTTACCTTGCTGACAGAAATAGAAACCATCGCGGCCGTTCGCAAAGCCCAACAAGATGCCGATAATGAAAAACAAAAAGCTTTGGAAAAGTATTTGGCCACACTTGCAGGAATGAAATTGATGGCAACCAGTCAAGCCATGATTGCTTTGCCTGGTGGCGGTGGTTTTTTTGGAGGCAATAGTTATGGTGGGTTTACGCCACCAACGAACATCCCAAGCAATCAACCAGGAACATCATCGGACTGGATGGGTCCCAATGATTATCCATTGACGGGCGCTGAAATTGCGGCTAATCAATTTGGTGGTGGTGGAACAACGGTCATCGCACCAACACTTTTGCCCGTTGTTTTGACAGACAGTGCAGGTTTCCAATCAGCCATTCAACAACAGCTTCAAATCTTGGCTCGTGATGGAAAGTCCACTGCGGCCACATCAGGATTGATAAACCAATTCCTATGACAATTCCTACGATAAATGCAGTCATCAATTTTTCAACGGGGCCAGGCTTTGCTCAGGCAATGATTCTTGGCACGGGCCAACTGGGAACCAATGTGCTTGCTGATGCAGCTTCCGTCATTGTTGATGTTTCCGATGTGGTTGTGAACATTCAAACCCAACGAGGCAGAAATCTTATCGCCGACCAGTTCCAGGCAGGAACCCTCACATTGGTCATTGCAGACCAAAATGGAGACTTCAACCCAATGAACAGCGCAGGGCCTTATTACAATCTTTTGAGTCCAATGCGCAAGGTGTCGATTACGGCGACCTATGGGGCAACCACATATCCCATTTTTGCTGGATACATCACGGGGTATTCCACATCCATTCCAAACAATGTGGATGGGGCTGACTTGGCCTTCACCACAATCACCGCCGTTGATGCGTTTAGACTTGCCAACCTTGCCAACATCACAACGGTTACAGGGGCCATTGCAGGGGATAAATCGGGAACCCGTATCAATCAGATACTTGACCAAATTGCGTGGCCCACATCCATGCGTGATGTCTCATTGGCCACAACAGAAACAACCATGCAAGCTGACCCTGGGGTTGCTCGTACAGCTCTTAATGCCATGCTCGTTGTTGGGGCTAGTGAATACGGGGCAGTTTATGTTGATGCCACTGGGTCATTTGTTTTTAAGTCCAGGAGCGAATGTGCCACATCGGTTTCAGGAATGGTCACAACATTTGCCGACAATGGAACGGGCATAGATTATTACAATGCTAAATGGATTCTCAATGATGCCCTGGTCTATAACCAAGCCGACATTACGGCAATAGGGTTGGCTACTCAATCGGCTACAAATGCCACCAGCATTGCCCAATACTTTGCCCACACCTACACTCAAACCGATTTGCTTATGCAGACCACGGGCGATGCGTTAAACCTTGCACGGGCTTATGTCGCATCAAGGGCGCAGACAAGTATCAGATGCGATCAACTCACCTTGAATCTTTACACAGAAAACTACACAACAGGCATCACCGCAGCTCTTGCAATGGATTTCTTTGACCCTGTAAGTATTCAGACCACACAGCCAGGAAACACATCCATCACGAAACAGGAGCAAATTTTTGGCGTTGCCCATCACATCACCCCTGGCTCATGGACAGTGGACTTCACCACGATGGAAGCGTTAATTGATTCGTTCATTCTTGACAGCGCGTTGTATGGAATTTTGGACACCAGTGTTTTATCATATTAAGCAGAAAAGGAGCATGACATGGCAGCAGGATTAGGGTTCAAGACATTCACCACTGGTGAGGTTTTGACAGCCGCAGACACCAATGGTTACTTGATGCAGGGCGTTCTGGTTTTTGCCAGTTCCGCAGCAAGAGCATCAGCCATCACATCACCACAAGAGGGCCAGTATTCCTACCTGAAAGACACCGATGCGCTGGAGTATTACAGTGGCAGTGCATGGGTTGGCGCACCCGTAGGAGACATCACAGCCGTTACAACGGCGGCAGGGTCGGGCCTATCAGGTGGGGCAACATCAGGTGCGGTGGCCCTGAGCTTGTCATCTAGTTACTCCAGTAAGACAAGTGCCTATACATTTGTTGCCGGGGATGAATACAACATATTTTCAATGAACAACGCGGCAACTCAGCAGTTTAACATTCCAACTGATGCAACATACAACTTTGCCGTTGGAACTGAATTCAATGTGTTTTGGATTACGGGTGTGGGTCAGCCAACAATAGGAGCCACGACCCCGGGCACCACTACGGTGATTTCAACAGGTGCGACCAGTGCTACGCCAAAATTGCGTGTGGCTAACTCAGGTGCAACTTGCAAGAAACTAGCTGCTAACTCTTGGATCGTATTTGGAGACCTTGCATAATGAAAATTGGAATTATGGCTAGTCAGATATCAGGGCATTTAGTCGTGGCACCGCCAAGCGTTGAGTATCTTGTTGTTGCAGGTGGCGGCGGTGGTGCAGGTTCTAACGGTAACTCTGGCGGCGGCGGTGGTGGCGCAGGCGGTTTCCGCACGAACACAGGTTTAGCAGTAACGGCAGGAAGCCCGATTACCGTAACCGTTGGACTAGGTGGCGCAGGTGGTAATAATGCAGGCTCGGCTGCGGCTGGAGGTAATAGCGTGTTTAGCAGTATCACTTCTGCAGGCGGCGGTTTAGGTGGTCGAGGTCGAACAAATGAGGCAGGCGGCAACGGCGGTTCGGGTGGCGGTTGCGGTAACAAAGGAACGGGAGGCACAATTTATCTCGGCGGCACAGGTAACACGCCAAGTACATCTCCAAGCCAAGGCAACAACGGCGGTAACGGTGAAAATGCCACAGGAGACGGGGAACCAGGCGGCGGCGGTGGAGCAACGGCGGCAGGTGCTGCAGGTGGAGCCGTTACGGGCGCAGGTGGCGCAGGAACAGCCTCATCAATAACAGGCTCATCGGTTAGTTACGCAGGCGGTGGCGGTGGCGGTTATAGCGATCCAAGCGGAACCTATGGCGCAGGTGGAACGGGTGGTGGCGGTTCGGGATCAACCACGATTGGAGGTCCAGGTGTTGCAGGAACGACTAATCGCGGCGGCGGTGGTGGCGGTTCAGGCGTAAATGCAGGGGCTGATTATGGTGGCGCAGGCGGTTCAGGATTTGTGGCAATTCGTTACGCTGACACTTACTCATTAGCAACATCTACAACAGGCTCACCAACAATAACAACATCAGGCGGTTATCGAATTTACCAATGGACAGGCTCAGGGAGTGTAACTTTCTAATGGCACACTTTTTAGAATTAGACGAAAACAATGTAGTGATTAATGGCATTGTCGTACACAATAACGAACTCTTAATTGACGGCGTAGAAAATGAGCAGAAAGGCATTGATTTTTGCGTGGCGCATTATGGCGGCACTTGGATCCAAACTTCCTATAATTCAAACTTCCGTGGAACCTATGCTGGCAAAGGTTATTCATACAATGCCGATGAGGATATATTTATTACGCCACAGCCCTATCCATCGTGGCATCGTGTCGGTTCCTTTTGGGAAGCACCAACGCCAATGCCTAGCGATGGGCGTTATTCGTGGAATGAGGAAACTCTAGCCTGGGATGAAATTGCCATCGGCTGAAGGAACTGCCGCCCGAATGATTGAGGTGGCAATGGCTGAGGTTGGCTATGTGGAGACACCTGAGAACATCACCAAGTACGGCAAAGCCATGAACGCTGATGGATTGCCTTGGTGCGGAAGTTTTATTTTGTGGTGTTCAAAACAGGCTCGCGTAGATATTCCCAATGTCATCTCCACCATTGCAGGGGCGCAATCGTTTAAGGCAAAGGGGCAATGGTTTGTCAGCCCAAAGGTCGGCGATTTAGTGTTTTTTGATTTTATCGAGGATGACAAGACAATGATACAGCACATTGGATTGGTGGCCAAGGCTGGTGAACACACCATCTTGACTATCGAGGGAAACACATCGGGAACTGGAAGCCAAGCAAATGGTGGCCAGGTGATGATGAAAACCCGAAAACTGGGGCCTCATTCGTTTGTGGTTGGTTTTGGCCGGCCATCTTACTTAGGAGCAAAATGAACATGACAAAGGCAAAACTGATGTTGGCATCGTGGGCGCGGTCATTCGCAACTGCTGCGCTGACTTGTTACATGACCTATGAAGTGGTGACCTGGAAAATTGTGATGAACGCAGGATTGGCTGCCGTCATCCCCATGATCATCAGATATTTAAATCCGAAAGATGCCGCCTTCGGCAGACAATCGGCGGCAGCATAATGAACGCTCAGACATGGGTGGCCATGTGCGTAGGTATTATGGCCATCCTGTCTGGGCTTTATGGCATGACTCGTTTTGTTGTTAAATCAATCATGGCTGAGATAGGGCCAAAAGCCAACGGGGATTCAATCAAAGAACAAATCAATCGTATTGAGCGCAATGTGGTCAGGCTTGAACAACGGATTGACCAATTCTTTCTTTCCAAATAAGACACGCCGAAACAATCCTTGCCCATTGTCGGGGTGTGCGCGTACCCTAAATTTATCAATCAAATCGGTTGATAAGAAGGGGCCTCAAATGACTTGGATTCAGAATAATTTAGATTGGGTGTTTTTTGCTTTTGGATGTATCTGCGCAATCGGTGGGTATCTCATCGGGCATAACATTGGTGTGGAGCAGGGGATGGATTCTGGCTTTCATGCTGGCAAAGACTTAGCCGATAGGGCTTGGAAACGCCAGAAGTGGACTCACATTGGTGATGGCTATTCCATGAGCAAAGTGGATGGCACGATTGTTAGGGAAATCAAAGATGGCCCACGCTAGAAAAACCGATCCATTTACATCGCATCTTGCAGCTGAAAGCATCAAGGATGTCACGCCCGTTCAATCCCGTATCCTTAGCCTATTTGATGCTTTTGGCGACATGACTGATGAGGAATTGATTCGCCAATATAACTTGGCGTTTGCAATGCACTGGCCATCGGCTGATTCTTCAATCCGTTCCCGGCGCAAAGAACTGGTGAACTTGGGCTTACTAACGCCTACCAGCATGGTACGCAATACCAAGGCTGGCCAGAAATCAATCGTATGGAACAGAGAACTGGTGTTGATATGAGTTTTGCAATGGATGATTATGTTGATGTGGCAGAGCGCATTAGATTAGCCAAAGAGTTATATCCAGAGATGTCGTTTCAGACTCTTGAAGATTCGGTTGTCACAGTTGGCCAAACAACATTTGTTCGGGTCAAGGTGGCTCTATACCGCGACCCTGCGGATGCCAGGCCCGCCGTGTGCATAGCCTGGGAACCGCTACCAGGCAAAACCCCGTACACCCGTGACAGTGAAGCTATGAACGCTGAAACTAGCGCAATGGGTCGCTGTTGCATTGCTATTGGTATCCCATCCAAGAAGGTTGCCAGCAAGGATGAGATAAAAGCAAGGCTGGCTGAGGTCACACCAATAAAGCCCGACCCTTGGAAAACCTTAGAAGGTGAATACATTACGAGGGCTCATGCTTATGTCCAGACGGATGAAGAACCACCTCAATGCAAACACGGATCAATGAAATTGAAGCAGGGCATCAGTAATAAGACAAACAAAGATTATTACGGCTGGACCTGCGATGGTGGAGACATTAATGACCAATGCCCTGCCGATTGGTGGGTCATGGGACCTGATGGCGTATGGAAGCCAAAGATAGCCAAGAATGGGTGAACTCAGGCTGATTAAGGGCGATGGTACTGACATAACGATTCACCGTGATGATTCAGTGACAATGGTGCAACATAAACGGCGCATGGAGCAATGCGATGGTTGCGAGAAATATGCGCTGGAAAGTGAAGGCACTGCTTATTGTGATGACAAACTAGAAATCATTCTATGGTTTTGTCATAAATGCGTGTTAATGAATAACCCATGACCCGTCATCGCAAAGACCGAGGTATGAGAACTCAACTTGTGGTCGCCAACTATCTCAGGGGAATGGGGTGGTTGGCGGCCACTTCCGCAGCTAGTGGTAGGCCAGGTGCAGATATCCTCAATGTGCCATTTGATTGTGAAGTCAAAGCCCGTAAGGACTTCAACCCGAAAGCCTGGCTTGACCAAGTGCGCAAACGCAATGCTGGCCAACAGTTGAAGCCGATGTCATTTGTAGTGATGCGTTTCAATGGTCAAGGCGAAGATGCAGGGCAATATGGCGCATTGTTGGACTTTGAAACTTTGACTGGATTGCTGTTGAAATGTGGCTATTTGACCGAAGGAATTAGTCGCTGCCAATGTGGTTCATGGATCAGTACTGGGCGCGAATGTAAGGTGTGTGATGCTCTTAATGCTCGATAGTTATCCACAGGCTGTATCAACAGGGTGTGGGACACGCCCAACATCATGCGTGAATCGTTGTTACCCTTGACATCACTGCTACGCTCCAATCGCAACGCGGAGCCCGTAGGAATAGCTCAAGCGGTGTGCTTGGTGCTTGTGGCCCTTCTATTGTCTATCCTTACGGGATATACCGCGTATGCAAAAGTGAGTACAGAACGCTATGAATTACACTTATATGCTCATTCACATTTGTTGCTAGATAGTGAAATGCAGTGCATTGATAAGCTATACGATCGTGAGAGTCATTGGAACCCTAAGGCCATCAATCCTCACAGTGGTGCTTATGGCATACCCCAGGGCATGAGTACATGGTTGCGTACTGCAACACCGAGGCAGCAAATCTTGTGGGGTATCAAGTATGCAATGAATAGATATGGTTCAATGTGCGGTGCATATCGGCATTGGCAAAGGAATGGATGGCATTGATGGCTAAGCACAGCTCGCGTGATGCTAGGTTTAAGAAGCAACGGTTGCGGGTATTGGCCAGGGATAACTGGACTTGCATCTATTGTGGTGGGCTAGCTAATGAGGCGGATCATGTGATTGCTAAGGTCAAAGGTGGGGATGACAGCATGGAAAACCTGGTGAGTGCCTGTCGTATGTGCAACAACCGCAAGGGTAAGAAGCCACAGGTCGTTTTTTTAGGGCAAGCCTCTAC